GACCCTTATAGAGAGTCATTCGCTGATATGCGCGACAAGGGCTTGCTAGATTTGAGGGTTGTTGAGGCTGTTGGTTGTGAGAAGTTCTCAGAGCTTGCTTTCGATAAAGCACAAGAATTAATCAGCGAGCAGTATGGCGACAGGTGTTGGGTTGAAAGTGTTACGGTGAGGGAGCATGAGGCTAACTCGGCTACTTGTATGAGGTGTGATGACGATGAGTATTAGAATGGTCCATTTAACATGGACAGAGTTTGACAGAGCAGTTAACAAAATAGCCAAGCAGATTTCCGAGGTAGCGGAAGGTCGCGGAGTTGACTTAGAAGGTATAGTTGGTCAGACCAGAGGCGGTCTACCATTAGCTGTAGCACTAAGCCACAAGTTAGACATACCTGTTTTTGACGACCCTATTAAACCTATGGAAGGGCAAGAGGACAATTCTAGAATCGTTTGGGTTGACGATATCATTGATAGCGGTAAAACATTATACGAAACCAAGTCATATTTTGAGTTTGGTTTCTATGCGAGTTGGGTTACAAAGATAGAAGTTACAACTTGCAGCACACCAATATGGTATGCGGAAAAAGCATTCGACCATGTTTGGTATGTGTTTCCTTGGGAGTGTATAGATAAGGCTCAAGCGGATATGGAGCAATACATTGATAGTCGTAAATGAAATTTTCCAGACGATACAAGGCGAGGCGGCTTACACTGGAACGGCAAGTATCTTCATTCGCTTGCAAGGTTGTCCAGTAGGCTGCGCATGGTGCGACACCAAACACACATGGGACTACGAAGGCGAAAAAGTCGATAACATAATTGCTAAGGAGTCTGATTCTGATACCTACCAATCATTTCCAGAGGTTGAGTTACTTGAGCTGGTAAGAACGAACTACACAGCCAAGCATATTGTTATCACTGGCGGTGAGCCATGTATACATGACCTTAGGTTATTTACTGAGCTATTATTAGATGCTGATTACACAGTTCAAATCGAAACTAGCGGAACTTTTGATATACGCTGCCATGATAATTGTTTTGTCACTGTATCGCCTAAGTATGATATGGCTGGTGGTCTGCCTGTTTTGGGCACTGCTTTGAAGCGAGCCAATGAGATTAAGCTGCCAGTAGGAAAGGCTAAAGACCTTGAAGTCATAGATAAGATTAAAGAGTCAACTAATGTACAAATATGGTTGCAGCCACTAAGCCAGAACAAAAAGAGCACTGAGCTTTGTATCAAAACCTGCTATGAGAATGGATATAAGTTAAGTATTCAGACACATAAATATATCGGTGTGCGTTAAATTGTTTAACATTGTCGGTCAATAAAGGTACAGCATGAGAGATAAGATAGAATTTAACTTAGATGCTTTGGAGTCATTGTGCAGGTTAAACTGTACTTATGATGAAATAGCGGCTTACTTCAATGTCAGTGTTAAGACTGTTGAGCGAAGGTATAACGAAGAACCTGAGTTCACTAATGCTATCGACAGAGGCAGGGCGCATGGTCGGTTATCGCTTAGACGTAAGCAGTTAGAGCTGGTCGATAAGGGTAACGCCTCGATGGCTATATGGCTTGGGAAGCAGTTACTTAACCAGACTGATAAACAGGAAATCGACAACTACAATCACAATGACCAAATTAGTATTGAGATTGTAAACCCTGATGGTTAGGCTGCACCCAACTAGCCCGCAATTCAAGTACATAAACTCTACAGCTAAGTTCCCTGCTCTCGTAGCAGGTTTTGGTGCTGGTAAGACTGAGGCGGCTATCCAAAGATGCATTATAGGCAAGCTAAGGTCGCCAGAGACTAACAGAGGCTTCTATGAGCCTACTTATGACTTGATTAGAATGATTGCATGGCCTCGCTTCGAGGAAGCTCTCACTACTCTAGGCATACCCTACAAGCTGATGAAGTCGCCATTGAATTGTATATGTCTTGGTCAGTACGGTCAGATTATCTTTAGGTCGATGGAGAACACTAATCGAATAATTGGTTATGAGCACGCCGATGCAGATATAGATGAGCTGGACACATTAAAGGCTGATGATGCTGCTAGTGCGTTTAGAGCTATCATGGCGCGGAATAGGCAGACCAAGCCTAACGGAGAGCCAAATACAATAGGCGTTACTACAACGCCAGAAGGCTTTAAGTTTGTATATCAGACATGGAAGCGCGACCCAAAAAGAGGCTATGAGATAATACAAGCACCTACAAGCTCCAACCCTCATCTACCTTCCGACTACTTAGATAACCTTAAAGACATTTATCCAACACAGCTACTGAACGCCTACATCAAGGGAGAGTTTGTCAACTTAACACAAGGCACTGTCTACACTGGGTACGATAGGGTTAAGAATGCCAGCCAAGAGACAGTAGGTGATAGAGAGCAGTTGTATGTAGGTATGGACTTTAACGTAACGAATATGAGTGCGGTGGTATATGTTAAGAGAGGGGCTACATGGCACGCAGTAGATGAGCTTTGTCGTATCTACGATACACCAGCTATGATTCAAGCTCTCAAGGCTAACTACCCGTACAATCCGATTAATGTATATCCAGATGCTAGTGGGCGCAGCAGGAAGACTGTCGATGCAAGCGTATCAGATATAACACTTTTGGAGTCTGCTGGGTTTGGAATAAGAGTTAACAAGAAGAATCCTTTTATCAAAGACAGGGTGATGGCTGCGAATAGTAGCTTTGAATCTCTGGCTGTTATGATAAACTGCGAGTCATGTCAAGAGCTGGCAGGCAATTTAGAGCAGTTGAGTTACGATTCTAATGGAGTGCCAGATAAGCAGAGTGGTTTGGACCACTTAATAGATGCAGCGACCTATCCGATAGCATACGAAATGCCTATCAATAGACCAGTAGCGGCTGCTCCAATTAAATTTAACTTCTAGGTGATAAAATGAGCGTCGATACCCAACACCCACAATATGATATGCACGTTGCAGAATGGCTAAGAGTTACCGATTGCTGTGAGGGGCAAAGAGCGATTAAGGCTGCTGGTAGCACTTACTTACCTGTAATGGAAGGCTACAACAAGAATGATTATCGCTATCTGAACTACTTAGAGAGGGCGGTGTATGTAAATTATACAGGGCGAACCAAAGATGGATTGCTAGGTGCTGTATTCCGTAAACCACTAACAGTTGAGCTACCTGAGGGGCTTGAGTACTTAATTGAGAACGCTGATGGTGCAGGTGAGTCATTAGAAAGCCTATGCAAGGATGTAACTGGTGAGGTTATTGCTAAGGGTAGGCATTTACTGTTAGTTGACTTTCCGCAGGTAGATGGCGAGCTAACGCTAGAGCAGCAGACGCTTCTGAATCCAGAGGCTACCATCAATCGCTATACCTGCGAGCAAGTAATCAACTGGCGAGTATCTACACTAGGCGGCAAGCGAGTGCTGGATATGTTAGTGCTTCGAGAGGAGTACGATGCTGATGAGGATGAGTTCGTACATGAGACTGAGTACCAATATAGAGTGCTAAGGCTGCGCGATGGCATATACACACAGCAGGTTTATCGAGAAGATGAGCCAGTTACAGAAGAGATTTCGCCTAAGAAAAGCGATGGCAGCTACTTTACTGAGATACCAGCTATCTTTATCGGAAGTGAGAATAACGATTCGTCAATAGATGTTGCGCCATTGGCTGATATAGCCCACGTTAATCTAGCTCACTATCGTAACTCAGCAGACCTAGAAGAAAACTGTTTTGTGCATGGTCAAATGACTCTAGGCATAAGTAGCGGCATGAGCTTGAGTCAATTCCAAGAAGCGAATCCTAATGGGATTACTGTTGGAGCTATGACTGGTCACTTCCTAGGCGAGGGCGGCAGCTTTAGTTCTGTACAGGCTAGTGAGAACCAGTTAGCCGATACCCTAATGAGCCGCAAAGAAGAGCAGATGCGTAAGCTAGGCGCACGAATGATTGTTGTAGGTAGTATTGAGAATACTAGACAAACAGCTACTCAAAGCAAGATAGATGCTACAGGTGAGTCGTCAACACTTAATACTATTGTGGATAACGTGAGTGAAGGCTTGCGACAGTGCTTCATATGGGCTGGTGAGTTCATGGGTGCTAATGCAGAAGATTCAGTGATGCAGCTTAACAAAAAGTTCTTTGATGATGATGCCAACCCACAGCTAATGATTGCAG